CTTGCCGGAATAGAGGTCGTTGCACCACTCCTGCAGGTCGATGCCCTGCTGCTCGGCGGCGGTGACAACGGACTCGCCCCACGCATCCACTGACTCCTCGCGGGTCATGGGAGCGGCGGGCTCCACCGGGGCGGCATCTGCTGGCTTCTCCTCTGCTCGCTGCCCCAGCTTCTTCTGGAGCTCCAGGTAGGCCTTCTCCAGCTGCTCCTTCGTTTCGTATTTGCCGGCGAGGAGCTCGGCTCCACCTTCGGCCTCGGCCTCCACCTCATCCCCCTCGACGCTGAGGGTCTGGAAGTCGGGGGTAGCAACAGGAGCTGGCGGCTCCAGCGTGCCGGCGGCCAGGGCCGCATCCTCCTCGGCGATCTCCTGCAGGAACCCGGCCAGGGCGTCCTTGTCGTAGCCAGGCCCGGCCAGGGCCATCTGGTCGGGGGTGGGCTGGATCGGGGTGGTGGTCATTGGGGTTGCTCCTCAGTGGGTTGGCTCATTTCCTGTGCAGTGGCTGCAGCGTTGGCCAGCTTCTGCGGGTCAGCCATGGATGACTGCAGCAAGGCCTGCTGCTGTGCCTGCTGCTGTGCTGCGGCCTGCTCCTGCTCGATCTGCTGCTGGGTCTTGACCAGGCCCACGGTGTCGATGCCCATGGCAGCAGCCAGCCTTGAGATCAGCTCGGCGGGCATCACGTACTGCAGCGTGCCTTCGGGGGTGATCGTCTGCTGCAGGATCTGCATGAAGCGGGCGTGGCGCTCCAGGTCGTTGCCCCGGCCCACTGCCGCCAGGCCCACACTCACCACCGGCTTGATCGACTCATCCGGCAGCGACGGCAGCCCGCCAGCCTTGGTGAGCAGATGCAGCTTCCGGCTGATGTAGGGGTACTGGAACTCAGTGGTGAGGATGCTGTAGACCGCGCCCAGTGAGTTCTCGATCTGCTGGGCCTGCAGCCGCACCTCCTCGGCGGTGGTGCGCTCGGAGTCCCGCACGTCGGTGAGCATGAAGGCGGTAGCCAGCCGGGCCTGCACCCGCTGCAGCCGCTGCTCGGCCACAGCCAGATCGCTGCCTTTGCCCACCTGAACAGCGGTGATGTCCTCCGGGTTGCCGGTGAGGCAGGCGCCATTGGCGGCCTCGTTGAACTGCTTGGCGGTGACAGCTGCGCCGGGCTTGGCCAGGAACTTCACCATGGCCGACACCAGCGCACCCTCGGTCACGGCCCGGGTGAGGGCGTTGGCTGTCTGCAGATCCGCCATGCACGCCGCTTCGACATAGCCGGGGCTGTAGTCCTCTGCATCGATGCGGAACATTCGCAGCGGAATCCAAGGGGCCACGTCGCGGGCAGAGCTGCCCTCACTGCCCTCGATGCGGTGCCCCTTGAGCTCCTGATGCCACCGGCACTTGTCCTTCTCCCAGCGGATGTGGGTGTAAACCTTGACTGTCCGCTCAATCTCGTCCTCGTCTCGCCACGCCAGGGTGTTGTCGTACCGCTTTTCGGTGAGAGGCTCCAGCGGGTCAACCTTATCGAGGATGGCCCGGGCCTTCTCGGGCAGCTCGTCGGCCGGGATCCGCTCGCAGGCGATCGCCTCCACCGGCTTGCCCATCGGGTCACGCCGCAGGACATAGCGGTAGAGGTTGAACACCTTGCAGCCGCCGCTCTCCGGCAGGTAGGGCATGCAGTTGCCCGCCACGATCAGGTGCAGCAGGGCCTCATGCAGCGCTGTGCGGTCGTTGCTGGTCTCGATGCTGCGCAGCACTGCGCGTTCCATCAGCCCCAGCGTCTTGTCGATCTGGGTCTTGAGCTCAGCGATCTGTTCGGGGGCCATCCCCATTGCAGCGGCCTGGGCCTGCTGGCGGGCGAACTCCATGTCGTCATGCACGAACCGAAAGAAGTTTTCGGTCGGTGGCAGCAGGGCCAGCAGCAGCCGGCTGGCGATGTTGTGCACCCCCCGCTGGCCGATGCCATCCCACGGGTGGCTGATCTTCTCCAGCGCCTGGGGTTCCGGCTCGCCATCGAACGGCAGCAGCCACGGCAGCGTCAGCGTTGCCGCTTCCCGGCCCCGGTCAATCCAGTGGTTGCGGGCGGGTTCGAGCTTCTTGTAGCGGGCTTCTGCGCTCATCGGCCGATGTTCAAGCCAGTGGCCGGTGCGCGTCGGCCGCCGATGGTGAGGCCGCCAGTGGTGCGGCGCGTCGGCAGCTGGGGCTGGATTGGCTGGGTGACGGTCGTGGGCTTGTCGCCCTCAGTGGTCTCGACCGAATAGACCGGCTGGGTGTTGGCGATCTCCGCAGCAGCAGCAGCAGCCTGGGCAGCAGCCTCGGCCGCGGCGGCATTTGCGGCGTCGATCTGTTCCTGCAGCTGCTGGCGAAACTCCTTCTGCGTGTCACGCATGTCCGCCCGCAGCTCGCGGTTCTCCTGCTTCTGCTGCCTGAGCTCCTTCTTGCTGGGGCCCACCTTTTTGACCTTGGGCTGGCTGGGGCTGGATCCGACGCACATGGTCAGTACCTGGCGATGTTGAGGCCAGCGCCCGCAGCACTGGCAGAGCGGGCTCGGCGGTCAATCCGCAGGCTGCGCTTCCCTTCTGGGCGCGTCATGCCTTGGCGGTTGTCGCCAAGCACTGGCGCCTTCGCGGTCGGCTCAGGTGGCGGCGTACCGATCAGCGCTGCCATCCGCTGCGCATCGGCGGCGGTGGCATTAGCCCGGGCCTCCTCGGCAGCCAGCAGCTCAGTGAGGGCATCCTGCTGTTTGCCGACAGCACGGTTGAGCTTCTGCTGTTTGGCCAGCGTCTTGGTGTTCTGGATCGACTCGATCATTTCGATCTGTCGATCTGCCATCCGGTCGTACCGCTCGTAATTCGGCACGGTGATCGTGGCCCTGGGGGCCGAACCGCCAACGCACATCAGCCCAGCCCCCCTTGCTGTTCGGCGTGCCAACGCTTGATGCAATCCAGAACGGTCTGCTCGCCAATCCAGTGATCGATTTCCCGGTGGGACATCGAGCGATCGGGTTTGCGGCCGAAGGCTGCATCGAGCTTGGCGATCAGTTCATCGGTGACCAGCGGAAACACTGCATCCGTGCAGACAACCTCAGGTTACCGGGGGCTCCCACAGCCGGACAGTGTTGGTCGCCAGGTCGTATTCACCGGAGCGGAGGATGCGTGCGCAGCGGGCCTGGGTGATGGCGTGGCGCTCAGCTCTCTCGCGGTCAGGGAATGGCCCCTTGAGCACGTAGGCGTTCACCACTTCCCGCCACAGATCAACCTCTTTCTCCCACCCGGCGAGCTTCTTTTCAGCCGTGACCGGCCCATAGCCAGGGCAGCCGGGGTAGTTGTCGGTGGCATCGCCAACCAGCACCTGGGTGTAGAAGTTGCGGTCGGCCTGGGCCCTGGACACCTCGATAATCTCCCCGTTGCGCAGGTGGTAGCCGGGGATGGTGAGCATGTCCTTGTCGATAGAGCAGATCACGTCGCCTTCCTCGTAGAGGATGCCCAGCACGTCGTCACCTTCCACGTCGGGGAGCTCGACCACCTCCCACCCACGGGCCGGGGCGGCCTTGCGGACCCACTCGCGCAACTTGCTGTAGCCAGCCGGCTTGCGGGTCTTTTTGCGGTTGGCCTTGTAGGTGGGCCACACGCCATAGCGGAACGACACGCCAGCAGAGAACACCAGCACCGGCTGAAGGCCCTGGAGGGTGTCGAGGATCTCGGCAATCGAGTCCTGAAACAGGGCCTGCGCATCGCCATGACGGCAGATGTAGGTCCAGTCATCAGGCGCCCACTCCGCTTCCATCTCGCACGCTGCAGCGGCGCGGAATAAATAGACCTCGGTGTCAATCAGGGCTTTCATTTGCTGGCGGCTCGGTGGCGGGTGGTGAATCGAGGGCCTCGGCCCACGCATCAAAGGATTGGCGGCTGGGCGTACCGGGCGGCAGCGCAAGAAACCGGCGCAGCTGTTGCGCGTCGGGGAACAGTGCGCTGGTGCCTTTGCGGTATCCCACGAAGTAGCGGCCCGTTGGCCCGCCGCGATGGCAGCTGGCTGTCATGCCGCCACCCAGGTCAAGCGTGACGGCTTTCATTCGACCGCCCCATCCAGCTTCTGGAACGGCTCCTGGTCTGGCCCATGAAACCGATCGTCTGTGCCCCACCCATTGCGCTGGTACTCCATCAAAAACAGCAGGCAGCAGCCGGCGTGGGCCAGATGGCTCATGCCAGTTTCTGGATCTCGATCCTGGCCGCGCCACCAGGCAAAGACGTGCCGAAGCAGGGCGGCAAAGTATCGCCCCCAGCGAGCGCCGCGGCACCAGTTGTTGGCTTCGTATTTTGCGGCGCCATAGGTCAACACTTCGGCAATCTGTTCCAGCGCTGCGCTAGGCAGCAGTTCAAGCCGTGGCTTAATGGCAGACTCGGCCGACTTGCGGCACTCGCCAGCAGGCTCGTCGTAATTCACGGGGCTTCGATTCATTCCATCGTCTCCGCATCACACCCAGGCCAACGGTTCTTGCAATACATGATTGCCTTCCCACGGGTCGGGGCAGGGATCGTGATGATCATCTGCGGGCTGCCGGGCAACTTGACCCGCAGCCGGTACAGCCTGGCCGACTCCTTGGGCTTGGGGCGGCTGAGACCGGGGCCGATGGAGGGCATGGGCCCCTCGAAGTCGTAGCGCTTGGGTTCACTCCAGCCCATTACTCATTCTCCATTTCGAGGATGTGGTCAATAGCCCGCAGGTAGCCATCCCAGTAACGAGCCGAGTAGCTCTCCCGGGATTTCTGCACACGCTTAACAGCGTCTGCTCTCAGCCGAAGGACAGCTGATCGTTCGATGTCGAGCTGGTCGTTTTCTCTGGGCATGGCTTGATGTTGCGAGGGTCGTGAATGTTGATGGTCTGCTGATTGCCGCCGCGCACCAACAGGACCATGCAGCTGCGGGTGCGGGTGGATACCACCTGGCCACTGCGCCATCCACCTTGGAAGTGGACGCGCACCGGCTGGCCGATTTCGTAGTCAACGGGCCAGGTCACGCCTGCCCCTCCTGTCGCAGCTCGGCGGCGGTGGGTGGGGTTATTTGCCAGTTAGACACGGTGAACGTCCTCCCACTGCACGGCACCGCTGATCTCTTCACAGCCGACGACCGTGCATCCATCACTGAGCCACTCTTTCCATAGCAGAGACAGGATCAGCTGACGCATTTCAGGTTCCGCCCATAGGTCTATATCAAAAGTTCGCATCCGTGAATCATCTAGTGAAATGCCTAGGCAATAACGACTAATCGTCATGCCGTAAGCAGGGTGAATCACGGAAACAAGAAGATGGATGTAGTTGTTCATGCCTGCCCCTCCTGCCGCAGCTCGGCGGCGAGGGCGAGGAGCTGGCGGCGGATTTTGCTGCGCTCATCCTGCCTAATATGACGTTCCATGGGCGCCTGTTCAGGGAGCATTAACTCAAGGGGCACCACCTGATCCGCTGCAGCGATCAGCCCGGCCTCCAGGCCGCCAGATTTGTACGCATCCCGAATCGCCTGCGCGGCGGGGGACAGGGGTGAGGCTGGGGTGGTCATGGTTGGGGCTCCTGGGGCAGCTTGGATTCCAGTAATTCGATCAGCCTGTCTCTCCGATTGCAAAAATGAGTTCGATTCCCGTAGTACCAGCCATCGCGTGATGACTGATACAAGTGAGTGAGAATCATTGATATGTCTCTGTACTCAAGATCGACGGAGACTCGGTACCTCGCCATTACTCGACCTCCGCACCGGGCACCGGGCACCGGCAGTGCGTGGTGGGGTTATTGATTTGATGCAGCTTGTTGACCATCTCAACTATTTCTGGTGAGGGCACCGGCTCGATGGTGGGGCGGGCGAAGCGTTGCAGATAGTCAGCAATCTTTGAAGCCCACCACAACGGATCGCCTATCACCGCGCCCTCTGGCATTTCCCGCTCCAGCCAGTCAGCAAAGCCGGGATACCACTTTTCTTTATCCGTCACCCCCTCCGGCTCGGCCCGGGCAGCCGGAAGGCTGGTAGAAATCAATTCCTTCAATTCCCGCAGCTTGATGCGGCCAAACTTGGAGCCGTCGCTGGTTTGCCACCATCCGCCATCAGGATGGCATTCATCGCGATCAATGCCGTCAAGCAATGTATCGATCTGGGCAAGCAGATTTTCGTGGCTAGTCATTGGTGGCCTCCTGTAGTGGTGCAATCAAAACCAATCCCTCTTTCCCGCGCCCTGGTCGTAAGCCGCCAGATCGCGATGGGATTTGTCAAAGAACTGCGGGTGTTCCGAAAGGAAGCCCGGCGTGGGCAGCACTGGCTCCCCTTTCTTGCTGGTGCGGTTGAACTGGTCGATCGACCAATAGCCCTGCAGCAGGCCCTTTTCGAGGATCTCTTGCAGTGCAGTGCTGTCGATCAGCTTGTTCATGGCGCCGGCTCCGCTTCCTGTGCGCGGCTGATGCGCTCCAGGTAGAGCTGCCACTGCGCATCGGTGAGGCCCTGGGCCTCGTCAGCAGGTGGCAGCGCCGGCCGCTGACTGCTCTGCACCAGTGCATAGGCCCCGGTGTTGGCCGGATCAGGCGCGGCGTGGATGGACCTGGGCTGCTGGGGCATCAGTGCCAGCTGGGCCGGCTTGAACTGCACGAACTTCGGCAGCTCCTCCTTTGGCCCCCAACTGCGATTCGCCAGCCCGCCCTCTGTCCGGTACAGCGGCGCCATCAGCTCAGCCCACACCGGGAAGCGATGGAAGGCCTGCGGATCGGTGCCTTGAATCCACTTCTCTGCCGCCCACATCAGCTGTGGATCGTTCACCTCTGGGAACTCAGCGGTGAAGCTGTGCAGCTTGAGGCGGCAGACGTGGGGTGACCAGCGGTCAGCCTCCTTCAGCCGCAGGTGACCGGCCACCATTTCAGCCACTGCCATAAAGGTCTCGGGTGTCAGGCCGGCCATGGCTCCTCCAGCGCGGCGAGCATGGCCGGATCCTTCGGCATGGGCCGGCGGCCGACCACTGAGAGCTCCATGGGTGCCTTGCCCAGGTACTCCTCCTTGAGCGCCATCCAGCCGTTCTCCACCCCTGCAGAGCAGAGGGCCAGCTGGCGGGCCGGGGGCAGCTTGCCCACCCGCTTGACGCTGGAGAGCCAGGCAGCTTCGGTCCATGTGGCCTTGCTGGCGTGCTTGCTGCGGCGGCTCTCGCTCCACCACTGCAGCAGCAGCGGGGCTGCCTCGTCGGTGACACCGAACTCGTCGGGCACCTCGTCCGGGATGAACCGCTTGATGCGGGTGGCTTTGGCCGGCGCTGGCACCGGCTCCTGCTCTTGTGCCGCAGGCTCGATGTCTACATAGCCGCCCTGGGCATGGCTGTAGTCGCTCACCCGCTCCATGGTGGTGAACCGCTGGCTGCAGCAAAGACAGCGGCGATAGCGCAGGATCCCCTCCTCTTTTTTGTCCACATCGCAGACAATGGTGTGATGGTGGCCGCAGTGCTTGCACTTCATTCGCTTGCCTCCCTGGGGGCCCACTCGCCGCACCACTGGCTCTTGTCCGTAACAGGCCAGCAAGCCTCCTCAGTGATCCCTGCGGGGCGGGGCGCGTAACGGCGGCACTTCAAGTACTTGTGATAGCGGCAGTTGCCGCACATCTGCTCACTTAGCGGTGGATACTTGTGGTTGCTCATCCCAAATAACCTTCAACAGAATGGATTGCTTCTTTATGGGAGCCTGCTCCCATTGAGCATCAATTCGCCTGATAACCGTTACCCGGTCATCAGTCCAGAGGATGCCGTTGCCCGCATCCATCACAGCCCCGCACAAGTTGTCCAGATCGCTGTACCCTGGCCCCCGGAAGAGGAAGTAAACAGCGACCAGCTGACCCTTCTGCAGTGGCGGGACTGTCCACCACTCGCCGAGAATGGCCCGGCATTGCTCCATCCAGTCGGCGTACTTCTTGGAGTTGTACGCATGGCCGGAGAAGCGCGGTCGCTCCTTGGGCTGCAATGGCAGCGGCAGCTCGAAGTCGGCTGATCGTGTGCTCATCAGAAGGGAATGGAGTCGTCGCTCGGGTCACCCCCAAAGCCAAACGGGTCGCCCTCTTCGGCCTTCTGCTCGGGCAGAGAGAAGCCCTCTTCGGCATCACCGAAGGCCGCGGCGTGGTCGGGCGGGACATAGGGCTGGAAGCTGATCACTCGCACAGCCTCCAGCTGCAGGCTGATGCCTTTGCCGCCTTCTGGACTATCCCAGCCGTAGTGGGTGAAGGCGATCTTGCCGGTGCTTCCGTTGCCAATCAGGGTGTCCACTGGCCACGGCTTGCCTTTGGCGTCCTGCACCACGGGCGGCGGCAGCGGCGTGCCTTTGCAGGTCGCAGTCTTTCTGTTGAAGCTGAACTTCCAGAGGTCGGTTTCGTCGCCCTTGTCGTCGCGGTAAGTCTTAAAGGGAAGCCCGTTCTGGCCAGGGCGCGATGTGTTGCCGTGTTCAGCTACGAACAACAACTTCAGCCTCTTAACGAATGCTTCGGCCTCAGGATCGCCCTTCGGCATTAACAGCTCGACGCTGTAAGCCTCCTTCTCGTCCTCCTTCCCAGCGTTCTGGATGCCAGGAGTCAAGACCTTCGCCCACATGAGATCACCCATGGGGGCGACCATCGTTTCCCGCGCCATTTGTGCTGCATCTATGCAGAGTTGCTGCCGCATCATGGCACCTAGGAGCCACCTAGGCAATACTCCTAGGAGAACAAATACGGGTTGCGGCCGATCTGCCCAACCTCCAGCGTCCCCACCATCGGCGGTGCTGGCACCTTGAGCCCAGTCCTGGCCTTCACTTCGGCCCTGATCTCAGCCAGCCAGTCCGGCCGGTAGAGCTCCCCAGTCCGCCAGAGCAACGAGCTGTGCAGCCATTCGGCATCGCAGGGCGGCACGGCAAAACAGTCGTGGTTGGGCAGCGTGGTTACCCCTTTTTCTGCACCATCGCAGACCATTGCCCACACCAAGGCGGCATCGAAGCTGTGAATGAGGTTGGCGGTGATGGCCCGGCCGGTCTCCACGGCGCTGAGCTTCCCCGGCGGTGGCGCATCGAGCACGGTCTGCCAGCGGCGGGTGCCATGGAGCAACGACTTCACCCCGCTGCTGGCGGTGAGCTCCCGCCCCAGCCGGATCGGGAATCCCATCGGCGTGGTCCACTGCAGCGGCAGGTTCTTGCCGGCGGTCAAGCGCACCAGAGCCCGCAGCCAGCCCTGGAAGGCCACGGCGCCACCCAGCCGGGCGCCAACGCACAGGGAGAACTTCCGCGCCAGGTAGCGGGACGGGATCAGCCGGTCCCGCTCCAGCACCGAAAGCGGGACCGCCCCTTCGGCCTCATCGAGCAGGGCCACCAGCTGCTCGGTCACTCCCAGCAGCTGCGCCCCGTACAGGGTGGACATCACCGGCACCTTGGCCATAGCCCGGCTGATGCCTCGCTCCAACCACCAGCCCGCCAGCCGCTGCTCCTTGGCATCGCCGGCTTCCAGATCGGAGCGCAGCAGCAGCGTCACCTCCTGGGCCAGCTCGGTGTAGAGGTCGTGCCAGGTGGTGCCGATCAGATTGCAGGCGCGGGCCAGCCCTCGATCTCGCAGCAGGGCGCCGATGATCCCCGGTCCTGAGCTGGTCTGATCCAGCCGCACCGGCTGATGGATGGGCTGGTTGGGGTCCTCCACCCACTGCTGCAGCGCCCGGCAGCAGGCCAGGAATTGCCACGGCTCCTTGGCATCACGCCATAGATGCACCCGGTCCAGCGGTTCCTCTGCTGCCGCCAGCATCCGCTCGAAGTTGTCCCGGCCGAACTGCAGCCGTTCCGCCCAGCTGCCTTTGATGCCCCAGTGGATCGCTCCTGCCTTGAGGATCCACTCAGCCGCTTGCTCGTCGCAGGGCTTGGCATTGGCGATCAGGATCTGAGCCTTCTCATGGTCCGGGCCCTGGTGGGTGGTCATCCGGTTTGCGGTGTAGGCCCGGCCCCGGATGTCCATGCACCAGCTGAACCAGATCGGCTCGCCTGCCAGCTGCTCGGCCTGGCGAATTGATGCCTCGATCTGGTTGCGGGCGTGCCGGCCCTCGATTCGGTCACGATGGAAGGCATCGTTAAGCCGGTGCCAGCGGTACATCTCCTCCTTCCCCACCAGCTCAACTGGCCTGGGTGGTGGCTCGATCGGATCGCGCAGGATCGGGAAGAGGCCGCGCAAGTTGGCATCCCACGCGATGCGCTGGTTCGCCACCATCCACGGGCACAGCTGGAGCTCCTGCTCCTGCAGGGTGTTCACCACCTTCAGCGCCGGCTGGAGGGCCTCAGTGGTGAGGTAATCGGTCGGGTGCCCCTTGCGGCTGCGCACCAGTGGCTCGGTGTTGCTCAGGTGCCCGCCGCCTGTCATCCCGGCCCAGGGCCTGGGTGGGGTGAGCATCGGCAGCTTGCGAAAGAAGCCAGGCGTGGGCGGATGGGCGGCGATGATGTCCGCGATTACCGGCGCCGGATCCAGTTGCAGGCCGCGGCGACCGGGTGGCTGTCTTGTCCTGAGCAGCTCGGTCTCCGTGATGATGATGTCCAGCAGGAAGGCGCCGACGTGGAAGCGCTCGGTCGCGGTCCACGGCTCCACCTCTATATGGAGCTGCTTGAGGGCCTTCTTCGCTGCCAGTCGCTTGCCGAACCGCCTGCGGCTGATGCGCAGCAGGTCCTGCCCGCGATCCTCCACGGCCAGCACCCTGATCTCTGCCTCGATTGCGGTGCCGATCGCTGACGCCATGGCCCGGTGGCTCGATGGCTTGCTGATCCGGTCCAGCACCACCCCCAGGGCAACACCAGCGATCGACCTGGGGCCCTTATCCCCCAGCTGAAACAGCAGCCCCATGCCGGCGTGATACGGGCCAGCCACCTCATCCCGGTTGATCGCCATCCCCAGCCGGTGCTCCAGGGCCAGCGCCACACGCTCGCCGTGGGCCCGAAACAGCGCCCGTCCGTACTCGGTGACGCTCTCCCTTTCCTTCTGTCTGAGCTTGGACCTTTCGATGCGTGAGCGGTTTGCAGCGGCCTCATGGGCCCCCGCTTCGATCTGCTGCTGACGCTGTTCCTGTGGTGTGTAGGAATCGCAGGGTGCAGACAAGGTGCAGCATCGGTATCACGATGCACTTATTACACTCCACCCCCGCAGAGTTGGTTAGGGAGGGCCTGACTGCAGTTCAGGCCAGATATTTGCAGGGGTGCAGAATTGGAAAACGGATTATGAGTCCGCTGCTTTCACCAGATAGCTAGACCCCCGACCAGTCATAGCAAGGCTTCTCAGCAAATGAGAAGGGTGCGGAGGATGCAGAATCCTGCACCCATCCGCACCCAGTTTGCACTCCCGGCCGTTCCGGTGGATGCATCCACAGTTACCCCTCAAGCGCTGCCACGCAGGACGCCAGGGCCTCGGTGTGCAGGTGCAGGTAACGCTGCACGCTCTGGAGGCTGGTCCAGCCCCCGAAGGCCATCAACTGGTGAAGAGGGACACCACTGGTCGCCAGCCTGCTCGCGCAAGTGTGCCGGGTGCAGTGGATGGTCAGCGCCTCATCTTCGATGCCCAGGGCATCCTTGGCGCCCTGAAACAACCACTTGAACTGTCCGTACGTGTACGGCCAGACCCGGTGACTGGGGACGGCTGGCAGATGGGGCGCCAGGGCATCGAGGGCCCGGCGGGTGAGTGGGACGGATCTGGCCCGGCCGTTCTTGGTCTCCCAGAAGCTGACCCGCCTCCTTTCAAGATCAACATCAGCCCCCCTCAGCTTTTCTGCCTCGCCCCATCTGCAGCAGGATTCGAGCAGGAAAACGAAAAGGTCGGCCGCGGCAGGATGGCCTGCACTACGGAATCGATCACAGAAGGCCGCGGCTTCAGCATCGGAGAACGTGCGGTTCTTGGCGTTGCGGTTGGTGAGCTGCTTGGGCAGGGGCGGGATCGCTGCCAGATAGCCGTGCAGCACGGCATCGGAGAACATCGCCCGCAGACACGACACCTTGGCATTGACGGTGCCAGGGCGGTTGCCTCCCTGGAGCAGCCTCTGCCGCCACTCTTCAACCGCTGGGGCGGTGATGCTGTCCATCTGGGCCAGCGGGCCGAAGTGATCCACTGCTGCCTGGCTGTAGATGCTGGCGGTCCGCTGAAAGGCCTTACCGGCCCAGCGGATCCGCAATGAGAGCTCCCGGGCGTCGGTGATGGTGATCCCCTGGGGCTTGCCTGCGGTGCGTGCCACCAGCAGCTCCAGCAACTGGCGCTTCGCTTCGAGGGCCTCAGCCTTGGTTTTGCGTTTGGCGGTGCGGCGACTGCCGTTGATGCAGACATCAGCGATCCAGCCGTCCGCGGTGCGGCGTACTGATCCGGCCATGGTGGTTCCTTTGGTGGTGGTTGGTGTTGTGATTCAGATCCGCTGCAGCTGCTGCAGAAGCAGCCGGCCCTTGGGGCTGAGCCTGACCAGGAATCGCCGCCCCTCGTCGGGATCGCGTTCATGGATCAGGAGCCGATAACCCCGGTCTCCGTGGCGGTTGCGGTCAGAGAGGGCAGCAACCGACCTGGAGACGCTGGAGTTGGTCAGGTTGAGGGCCTGTTCCAGGTGCTCAAAGGTGCAGGGCTCATGCATGGCGACCTCAAGAAACAGCCGGGCGTGGTGCAGCGGAAAACGGGTTGGGTCCTGAGTGGCAAAAGTGCCTAAAGCCAGGGCCAGTGAAGGGAGATCCATGGACCTAGGTGACGCCTACTCCTAGGAGTTTCGCATCGGTGAAGAGAAAACCGATACCGATTACCGTGACGCTCAAGCCATAGCGACCACTCCCGCCAACAGCGTGTGCTAGGGATCGCAACGGTTGCCAAAAGGCGCAATCTCATAGGTCAAGTGATCCAAACGTACTAACGATCAATTCGCGGCCGTTCTGGCTCAGCTGCAGCCGAAACCCGTTGCGGTCAGGGTGTTTTGACCGTTCGACCAACCCCAGATTGGAGCGAATGCGGGCCTTGCCAACCCGGCCGCGGCCGATCAGATGGACGATGTTGCGATTAATGGTCTGCCGGGCAACACCCGTCCGCTCGGATAGTTCAGCGCTGCAATCCGCTCCTAATGCGATGTGCAAAAGGGTCTCGACTGCTGATGCAGTGAGGCACGGATGATGCGTTCTGATGCCGCGCAGCATGGCTGCCACGTCTGCAGGGGTGGCGGTCATCGTCTCCCTCTCACCATGAAGATCAGAAGAAAGGTGATCAGCGCCAGCCATGCCAGGGGCAGCACCACGGGCCAGCCGGCGAGGATCACCACGAACAGCAGCGGCACACGCAGCGGCCTGATCAGGCGCAGGAAACGTCTCAACGGATCGCCTCCACCTTGGTGAGGATCGACTGCGCGGTTTCAAGTTGATCCTCGGTGTCTGCCCAGCTGGAATCACCAGGGGGCAGGCACTGGACCTGAGCGGCCAGCAGATCAGCCAGCGCTGTGACCCTGGGGCGCAGCAATTGAGCAATAAGCCGGGCCTCCATTGGTGTGAAGCTCATTTTTCGAGATCCTCGCAAATGTCATGAATGAGTTGGTCGCTTTGATCCTTGGATATAACTCCGTCACTCTCCATCCTTAGTGTGAGCAATGACAGGGCAATAATTACCCCGCTAAGTGTTTGCGCCCCGTTGATGTGTCGCCTGTATACCCTCCACCCTTTCTTCACAAGCCCCGCCTGTTCGCGGCCATCTTCGGTGATAGTTCTGCGAAACTTGCTGGCGTACACAACGGGCGACAGATACCTGCCCTGGTCATCCTCCCTGCTGGGCTTCATGCTGATCCGCCAGAATATCTCAGGTTCTTTGGCGTCAGGGAGCCAGATCGTGGCAAGGTTGAACGCAAAGTAGGTGTGATCGCATTCATCAAAGTTGGATCTAAAAGAGCCCCGCCTGAGCGGAGCCGGAGCAAGATATTTGGGGCGCTGGCTTTCCTTCTGCTCGCTGAGGGCATCGTTCGGCTTTTGCCAGAACTCGGCGATCTTCTGAGAGCCGGCCCAGCCGCTCTCCTTGGCTGCAGCGTTCATTTGGTCGTCTCCATGGCGTGGTCTCCGGGTGGTGTGGTGTGCTGGTGAACCCAGCAGGGAGGGCCGTAGCCCTCCGGGATGGGATCGGCCGATCAGGCCTCCTCTGCTGGTGCTTCTGGTGCGATCAGATCAGCCGCTTGGCGGGCCAGGCTCAGCACCTTGAAGAGTGATTTGGGCTCCTCTTTGAGGATCTGGGCCCAATCCTTGAGATAGGCGGCGTGATTTTCAAGACGGCAGCCGATCTGCAGCCGGTAACAGATCAGGACTGCGGCCAGTTCAGCGACGAGCTCCTCTTTGGCGTAGGCCTTGCTGCCGAAGCTGCCGCCCATGTCGCGATTGAGCCGTGACTGGTGGCCGGTGCTGTGAGCCTGTTCATGGGCCCACGTCGCCAGCAATGCTTCCTGACTGGTGAACGCTTCAGCGGCCGGCATCCCGATCTGATCCAGGGCCGGGCTGTAGAGAGCCTTCACCCCTCCCCAGTTGGTTTGCACCGGCCAGGCCTTGAGCACCGATTCAGCAGCAGGTAGCCGAACCGCTGGCGGCTTGTCGTTGCTGTTCTGCCCCAGGGCCGCGGCGATCGCATCGGCCAGTGTTGCCGCTGTTTCGTCGTCGTGGCCCACCAGATCGGCGGCATTGAAAACCGCTACGGGCTTGAACGAAACCCAGGCCGACACCAGCGTGGTGCCATCAGGCCCGGTAACCGGCCGGCCGCTGTCGTCTTTCTCCTCCCGCTTGTTCAGTTGCGGCCGGACAATGCGAACCGCTTTCGAGCCCTTGCGCGGCCACCAGCCGCGGCCTTTTGCTTCTGCCGCCCCAACCCATAGGGGCATGGAGTGGCCACGCATCATTGCGCCGAGCTCGAGGAGGATTGGGTTTGCCCCCCGGTATTGGTGACCGCTGATCAGGTTCCGGTGCTCTCCCTGGTGGCCAGCCCACTCTCTGCGCCATGGCGGGAGCTCGCTGGATTCCATCAGTGCCACCAGATCGGAAACAAGGATCTTTTCGCTGGTGGGCCCTTCGTATGTCTTGCGCTTGCGTGCTGTTGTGGTGGTCATTGGTGGTTGGTGGTGTTTCATCAGGCCGCGGCGAGCATCCGGCGCACTGATGTACGGCTGCAGCCCAGCCGATCGGCGATTGCCTGCTGTGTCATCCCGTAGCCCCGCATCCGGCGGGCTCGTTGCTGTTTGCTCTCAGTGGCCCAGAACAGGACCAGCAAGGGCAGCAGAAGTAGAGCAATCAGCAGAGCGGTGATGGTGGTTGTCATTGGTGGTGTTGGTGGTGTGTTGGTGGTGTGGTCAGCGGCGCCAGTGGTGCGGCGTTGCTGGACGGGTCTGCCCGGACAGCTCCGGCAGCTGTGGCACTGGTGGCAGGGCCGCGGCTGTTGCCATCCCTGCCAGTGCCATCAGGACAGCGAACAGAGAACGGCTCACGACCGGCCCCAGCGGATCAGCAGCACGCCTCGATGGGCCGGGCTGACGTGGTGGTAGTCGGTGAGCAGCTGAGCAGCCTCCAGGGGCCGCAGCAGCCAGTAGCTGAGTGCGTGGTCGGTGATGGTGCGGTGGCAGCCGGTGTGCAGCTGTGCAGCGGACAGGCAGTGGGTCAACAGCTGCTCCAGCTCACCTGCCGCCGGCTGCAGTGCCGGTGCGGTTGTGGTGGTGGGCATTGGTCGGGTGGTTGTGGTGTGCTGCATTGCTGCAGACCTTCATTGTGGACCGTTGGTGCGTGGTTGATGCGGTAGTGGAGGGAATAGGCGTACTTTGGCAACAATTCGTAACAATAAGAATGGGAATGGGAACCATTCTCAAAAAAAAGAGAGGGGCCAGTACCCACAACAGGCCCACTTCCGCCCACAACTGCCACACAGCGGATCATGCATCCGCAGCAGTCCCCCGCCACCACTGGGATCTCTCACCCTGGGATGCAGCGCAGCAGCAGGCGGGCACCATCGATGCCCTGCTCAGCTGTTTCGGCGCCACAGGGGCAGCGAAGGGCCCCCTATGGGGGGGGTGCGGCTGCGCCACGCGTAGGGGACACCACCAGATCACGCGACCCCAAAACGGTCCACTGCGGTTCTCCCCGGTCCATGGCGGTGGCACCTGCTCTCCATCGATGCAGCAGAGGGCGCTACAAGCCCCGGCAAGGCCCCTCTGGCCCTATTGCGGGGGATTGGCACCGGGGTGGTGCTCCCACCCCGGCGGAAGGCGGGCGTGGGTGGCGATCACTTGGTGGGGGTGGCAGGGTGATAGCCCGGCTGGAGTTGGGGTGGGGTGGAGCGTGTGGCTGGGGGCTGTTGAAGGGGATTGGCTGCTGCGAAAACTTTCCTTCCCCCCCCTGTCTTTACGTGCCCGCTTGTCAGTCTGCTTTGGGTCTCCAGTAAGAGATCAGACTGCACGCCAGATCTGCAGCGGTGCAGAGAGCTGCAGAGGGGCTAAGTTTCACTAGAGTGAAATCGGCAGGTAGTAAACCCCTTCCCCCAACTGGGTTCCAGCCAGAAGGGGGTGTTTGCCTATCAGGTCTGACACCTAGGACTCCTAGGTGCGCCTCCTAGGTACGGGGCGCCTGCGGAAACCGGAACCGCACGCACATGAAGCCTAAAGAAGACGGCCAAGAGAACTTCGTCATGGTTGGGATCGAAGCCATCAGCGAACTTGTCGGCACCGCCACCCGGGAGAAACGGCTGCAGCCGCGGGATGGGACGGTGCTGTGGATGGTCATGGCCAGCGTCAACTGGAGGAGCGGCCGAGCTGACGTGACCGTTGCAGCCCTCGCCAAGGACCTGGGCCTCAAGGTGACGCAATGCGCGGCCTCGATCCGGCGGCTTCAAGACGAGGGCCTGCTGACCCGTGGGATCGACCCCAGGTCGCGCCACGCCTACTTCCTGATCAACCCCCGACTGGGCTGGGTTGGTTCAACGCAACGCCGCGGCCACCTCTACAAGCAATGGGACGATCTCACCCACATCCCCACGCTGGATGAACTGGAAGCAGCTGGGTAACCTGCACCTGTACTCCACGGGTGCAGCAATGTCTCAAGCCCGCTCGATGAATGTCTGGCTGGACAGCTGCGTCCGCACCAACCTCAGCCTCTACACCGGCTCCGTCGTGCCCCTCTGGCAAATCTGGGAGCGGGTTGTGGCGCTGAGCATCACCACCCACATCTCGCCGATCGTGGGCCTGCTGCAGGCCCGCATCGCCGCGCTGGAGGCCCTCACCAAGGCGGCGTTGGCAACACTGCTGGAGACCACCTGGGGGGAAACGGTGAACCCCGACAACTTCACCAAGAACGAGCTGGAAGAGAAGATCCTTGCTTACGAAGGGCTGTGGGTCGATCTGGATTACGTGCCCTGAGCTTCGGTTTGACCAGCGGACAGGGTGGTTCCTGTTGGCTCGCTGTCCGGTGCCCTGTACCTAAGAAGCGGGGCGCCGGGTGGCTGTGGTGGGGGAGCCCTTCTGCTCTGGCAGGGGGGCTCCCCTTATGAGCGTCTACCCCATCCCGCCTGAACTGGGCATCGGCCGGTTCGCCTACTTCTTCTGCTACATCCTCCGCGAGCTGGGGCTGGCTGAGGAACCCACCAAGCAGCAGCTGCGCATCTGCGAATGGGACGAGGTGGGCCCCAACCGCACCGTGACCGTTGGCTTTCGTGGCATCGCCAAGAGCACCATCAGCGGCGCCCGGGCACTCCACCGGCTGCGGATCGACCCGGAAGGGGAGAAGATCCTGATCCCTGGCGCCACCGAAACCAAGGCTGAAGAGATCACCACCTTCATGGCCCGCTGCATACGGGAGATCGACCTGCTGCAGTGCCTTCAGCCCAAAGAAAACCAGCGGCAGTCCGTGCTGGCGTTCGATGTGGGCCCCGCAATCATCGGTGGTGACGGTGCCCCATCGGTGCGGGCGTGCGGGATCTTGAGCCCCTCGCTGACGGGTAAGCGGGCCACGATGATCATCCCGGACGACATCGAGACCCTCACCAACTCGATCACCCCGCTCAAGCAGGAACGGCTCTGGGCAGCGACCACCGAGTTCGAGTCGATCCTGTTGCCAGATGCTGGCCAGCCGCTGCCACGGCAGATCAGCTTCCGCGGCACGCCGCACCTGGAAACCTCCATGTACTGGCGGCTGGTGCGGGAACGCGGCTACAAGATGCGGATGTGGCCGGCCCGCTACCCCAAGCCGGACACCTTCGACGTGTACGACGGCTGCCTCGATCCGCTGATGGTGGAGGAGGTGGAGACCAACCCCCACCTGATTGGCGGTCCCACTGACCCGGAGCGGTTCGATGACGAGGAGCTGATCCAACGGGAGACCGGCAGCACCAAAGCCAGCTGGCAGCTGCAGTACATGCTCAACTGCCGGCTGAGCACGCTGGACAAGTTCCCCATCCGCCTGGGGGATCTGATCGTGATGCCGCTGGATGGCAAGGCCCTGCCGGAGGTGGTGAGCTGGGCGTCCGGGTCTGACCAGCGCATCAACGAGCTGCCGTGCGTGGGGCTGGGCGCCGACCGCTACTACCACAAGCCGATGATGGTGCAGGGCTGGCTGCCCAGATCGGAGAAGTGGCGCAGCGTGCTGGCGATCGACCCATCCGGTCGCGGCAGTGATGAACTGGCCTGGGCGGTGGTGGCTGAGCTCAGCGGCAACCTGTTCGTGCTGGAGTCCGGCGGCACCACCCGCGGCTACGAGGACGATGTACTGGAGCTGCTGGCGAACATCGCCAAGCGCTGGAAGGTGAATGCCGTCATCCCCGAGCCGAACTTCGGCGATGGCATGTTCAGCAAGATCCTGCAGCCGGTGATGTTGCGCATCTACCCCTGCGCGATCGAGGAGGCCCCCCGCTCAGCTGGGCAGAAGGAGCGGCGGATCATCGACGTGCTCGCCCCCTTGGTGCAGCAGCACCGGCTGGTGGTGAACACTGAGCTGATCCAGAAGGACTGGGAAGGTGCCGAGCGGGACCCGGACAGCGGTCACCAGCGCTCGCTGATGTACCAGCTGAGCCGGATCACCACCGACCGGGGCAGCCTGCTCTACTACGACCGGATCGATGCCCTGGCGATCGCTGCAGCCCACTTCGTGGAGGCCGCGGCCCAGGACCAGCAGCGAGTGGCCAAACGCCGCCAGGAGGATCTGGTAGAGGCCTCCCTGGCGGCCTGGTTTGACGAGACCGGCGCCAAGCTCGACGCGCTGGCACTGGGAATCATTCCCAAAACCAGCGGCGCCGTGGGTGGGGTCAAGCGCTAGCCGGTGGGGCTGAGCGGATCGGCACCACCTTGGCCTTCTCCTCCAGCGACCCGAAGGTGTGCAGCTTGGCGGCCATCCGCTGCATCGCTTCGGTGGCGGTGCCCTCGATCGGTGCGGCGCTGATGTTGTTCTGCTTCATCAGCTGCGCAAACAGCCGCAGATCGCTGTCATCCGCAGCGCCGTTCTCGATCTTCTCGACCAGGCCCTCGACCACCTTCTTGTGCCCGCGGTCGTAGAGCTCTCGCAGGTTGATGTCGGCCACGGTTGCATGGGTGCAGAGTTCTGCTCCCATGATGCCCACCACCAACAAGCCGTTCACCGACAAGCAGTGGCTGGCTTTCTGGGAGCACTACAAGGGGCTGGAGCATCAGCAGGATGCGGTGCTCAAGCTGGGCCGCCACATCCGCCAGGCGGACCACGGCCTGCTGCACGACAGCGCCGAGTGGGCGGCTGATTACCGCAGCGGGGCGGCGGCACCGGCTGGGCTGGACCCCCGCGGCAGCGAAGAGGCCGGGATGGTCGGGCCGAAGATCAAGGCGCCGGTCAAACCAGGGGACAGCTACCTGCTGGTCAATGACCGGGACGAGGACATGGAGGCCTACGACCACACCGGCAATCTGCTGTGGAAGGTGCCCTGCCTGGCCCGTGGGCAGGGCCGTGACAACGAGTGGAGGAAGCGCAACACCGACACCCCGCCAGGCCTCTACAGGCTTGGCAAGGTCTATGCGGACTACGGCCAGAACCCCACCCCGCTCCACTCAGACACCGCGCAGGCCTACGGCTGGTATTCGTTCGACATGGAGGAGCTGGAGGGGCAGGAGAGCCGCAACAACCGCGCCGGGATCATGCTGCACGGCGGCGGGACAGCGTGCGGATGGCCTGGGGCCTGGTATCCCTCCCAGAAGCTCTACCCCACCCTGGGGTGCATCCGGCTTCGCAACATCGACCTGCGGGACAAGGTGCTGCCGCTGTACCGGCAGGGCATCGTGTTCGTGGGGGTCTTTCAGGAGCCCTGATGCTCGTCGCGGGGCTTGGCGTGAGAGCAGGCCGCCCCAGGGTCCGATGGGACTACTGAGGCCGCTCAGGGCTCCTTGTGGGTGAAGCGCCCGTGGTCGTCGCGTGGCTGCTCCTCCCGGCGGCGGCCGGTGATGGGGTGGCCGAGACGGGGGTTGTAGGTGTAGAGCCCGCCGAAGCTGCCCGCGATGGCGGCGACCCCGGCCACCAGCGGCAGGGCGTTGTCGGCAATCACCTCGTCGCAAGCGCCCTGGTGGGTGCGGAACTGGAAGCAGTCAACGATCCGATAGCCGGAAACGAGCATCGCCGCGACACCGGCAACGACTGAGCTGCCGAAGGCGGCAGGCGCGAGCATGGGCTGGTTCATTCGTGGTCCTCCAGTTTGCGGAGACGGTGTTCGTGATCGGCCAGCACGTCCTCGGCGCGGGCGATGTCGCGGCGCAGCTCGATGCGCAGGTTGGCGAGCTGATCAACCACTTGCTGGATGCCTCGCTCAAGGCTGACGCGCATCCCGGCGTGTTCAACAGATAGCCGCCACAGGGCCCCTACGGTGGCCACAACCCCAGCGGCGGCTAGAGACTCGAACACGGCTGCGGCCAGCTGCACTGCATACGTGAAGAATAACGAAGTCTCACGGCTGCACCAAGTCCAGCAGCGCCCACGCACCAGGGACGCAGGCGAGCATGACGATGATCGGGTGGACCGGCAGATTGATGATCAGCCAGCCGGTGCTGCCCACGATCAACGCCAGGGCCGCCACCAGCCGCAGCAGGTAGAACAGGTCAGCCACGGCCTCGGCCGCGCTCCGGCTTTTCAGGTTTACCTGGGGCTAGTTTCTCCACCCCGGCCCGGAGTTTCTGCAGTGCAGCAGCTTTGCCAGCCCACTCCGGGCGCTTGCCTGCACACTCTAAGATTTGATCTCTGATGCCGGGGAACTTTTCGGCTGCTCTTAGATAGGCGTTCATTGCATCAGTTCCTCCAGAATGTCGCTGGTTGGCGCCTGGGTTGGGCAGCCAAGGAACACACGGGCCGGGGTGTTCACGATCACCAGATAGGCATCCCAGGCCACAGGTGCCAGCGCAATGGTGTTCACATGCCAGCCGGTGAGTGCAACGGGCGGGGTGATTACTGCACCTTCTGGGGAGAACGAGCCGCCCTCGTAGATGGTGCCGATCTCATCAAGAGCGTACGTGTGTGACGACACGATCAGATCCCCGTCCGCGTTGATCAGCCCCTCTGCAGCGGCCAGCGTGCGGAATTGCTGGCGGGAGTCAAACTTATAGCAGTAGAAGCTCATCGGGTCAGCTCCTGCAGGATGGAGTTAGGTAGGCGGCGGGGCCAGAAGTCGAGGCGGCGGATGGTGCCTGCTTTGACACGGTTGAAACCAATGTGGTCAGAGCCAATGTCTGCGCGGGTTAACGCGGTTGGCATGGTTGCCGAAGTATCCACTGCAACTGTCTCCCCGTTTAACGATAGGCCTAAGTTGTTTGCCGCATAAGCGCCAGCAAGCTTTGCTGCTGTGTTTGCAGACAAAAGACCAGCACTTGTTGCAGTTCCGTCAAATACACCGCCGGTTGCGGTTGCCATAGAAGAAAATCCACCTCCCTGTATATTTAGTGCAATTTGATTGTTAAAGCTATTGTCGCTAGGACGAAAAACAAATTGATTTCCGCCAGAGTTCGGCTGCGCTAACGCAGCTTCCGCAAACACCGTCCCCTCGTCCTGCCGATACCAGCTACTAAAGTTGACCCCCGTCATCACCGCCACATCATCAGCACGCACGACAGAAGTTCCGGCTGTTGGGATTACTGATGTAGCCTCCGAACCCAGCTCTAGCTGGGGCAGGCCGATGCGGAGAGTAATGTCTATTGGTGTACCGCCTGCTGCAGCGTTAATGCTGAGGGCTGATTGAATTTGATTAGCGCTGGCTCCAAAAGAAGTTGTAATATTTTGCCTTCTAACAAAGGCAGAAGAAATACTTGAAACAAAGTTAGTTGCTGTTTCACGAACATACGCCCCGGAGTTAAGCTCAAAGTTCCTGAGGCTAATTATTGCAATGTTTGAGGTGCTTCCGCCAACTAATGAAAGCCACGTACTGGCAGCCCAGGATTGACCTAAGGTTGCCGTCGCTACTGCAGGAGATAAATACACAGTGATTTCACTTGTTGAACTTGGAGTTCCATTAAAGCGAACATCAATGTAGTTGATGCCGTTGACGATTCCACTGCCAACGATTGCGCGCGTCAGTCCGGTGGGTGAAACAAAAATACTCCAGCCAGTTGGCGGAGTTCCCGGCGTACCAGCAACCGCCCCAACCATTGTGTTATTGGTGACGGCGTTGGCCCGCTGCTCCTCCAAAAGCAGCCCCAAACACTCCAGCGTCACCGGGTCGTGGGTGATCCTGGGAACACCTGCTGCAACAACCTGAACCTGCCCCGCGCTGTTGATCGTCGTGGCGCCGCTCAGCCGGGAGAATGTGATCAGGCTTTGGCCGCTGACTACATCAATCAGCGAGCGGGTTCTGGCGAACTGCAAACTCATTGACGGCATCCCCGCCAGATCCCACAGCCGATCACCAAACCCCCGCGCATGGGCAATCGCAGCCAGGCGGGTTGCGCTGAGCCTCATTAGATCAGCTCCGACAGCTCCAGCGTTCCGCTGGTGGCCCCGGCTCGGATGACAGCGATGTTCGGCGTGGCCGGAAGCGCCACGTCCAGCCGCTCACCCATCGCAATCAGGTGGCTGGTGGTGGTGGCCGTCTGGCTGGCGCTGCCGATCATGTAGCGAATGTCAGCCCCGACCGCACGCATCGACATCCGTTTGCACGTTGACGTGAGTGCGGTGTTGGCGCTGGCGGCCCCTGCTGCCAGCTGCCGGGCCACGCTGGGGATGCCCAGGGGCTCAACAGGCAATGGCCCGGTGGAGCCGCCGCCAGCGGTCATCGCAACAGGCAGTGGCCCACCATCAGGCCCGATGACCCGCGTTACCCCGAAATACTCAGGCGCTTGCGCGGAATTGGTCATGGGGCGGGCCTGGCGAGTGATGCGTTCCCCTCATTCTGCAGGGGTGCAGGACTCCTCGCCAGCAGCCGCAGGAGCTCAGGTCACCACGGGCACGGCCACCAGATTGGCGGTGAAGTTGGCGAACACCGCGGCCCCGGTGTTGGTGACCCCGTTGTGGGTCCAGCTGTTGCCGGAATGGAGCACCTGCACCGGCCGGTCCAGCTTGATGGGCGGGTTGGCCGACGGCCCGTTCACGAACACGCAATCGAAGATGATCATCGGGTCGTAGCAGTTGGCCCCGACGCCTGCGCTGAGGATCGCGTGGCTGGTGTTCGTCCAGTTGGACACGTAGACGTCCTGGATCGAGGTGATCCGGGAGGTTGGGGTCGGGATTGCCGAGTTCCGCTCGTAGAGCAGCCGGGAGCCAACAGAGCTGCAGCGGCGGATGGAGTTGGCTCTGGAGTCGTTCGGCTCCACCACGTCCGCAGTGCTGCTGCGGTAGAAGCGGCAGTTCCTGATCAGCGCCTGGCCGTTGCCAGTGAACACCCCCACGGCGTTGTCGTAGAAGTGGCAGCCATCCACGTTGATCATGTAGTCGTTGTAGTTGGTGGCGCTGAGGCCGGTGCCGCAGTTGATGAAGATGCAGTCCCTGAAGCTGGAGGATTCCAGGAACATGGCGCTGAGCGCACTCGGCCGTGATGCGCTGCCGCTGCCGTTCTGCGTGAAGTTCCTGAACAGCTCGAACTGGTGCATGAACTTCGACTCGCGCATCACGGTGCTGCGGTGCATGAAGCCCTGGGCAGCGATCCCCCGCCCATCCCATGTGATGCCGATCACGGTCGAGTAAGGCGTCCCATCAGAGCGGAACATTCGCCCGCCGTTGCTGCCGTGCCACTCGATGATGGTGTCGCGGCCATGGCCACGCATGTTCCAGTAGGTGTAGAGGCCAGGGCCGGACTGCATCGCCCTGCTGCTGACCGGCGAAGGGACGGCCACCGTGAGCTTGTAGGTGCCGACACCACCAGCGGATGGCCCGTTCTTGATCAGGGGCCCCTCCACAAGCCCGTTGCCGTGGATCGCGTGCCCCTTGGCGATCGTGCCACTGGCGACAGCGGTAACGGTCAGCGTGTCGCCCGTGATCGAGCCGGTGAATGAGGCCTGGACCGTGATCGGCGTGGGGTAGGGGAACAGTTCTTCGGCCAGGCAGTAGGTGCCTGGGGGTAGGTAGACCGTTGACCACTGTGAGTTGACCTTCCGCACCTCATTGCAGGCCGCAAGGATTGCGGCAGTGTCCACCGCTTTGTTGGCTGGGTTGCCGTTGCCAACGGCCGACACCCCGCCATTGACCCCGGGGGGCAGGTTCTTGACATCGAGCCAGTCCGATCGCTTCGTCCAGTTCAGCACCGGCAGCTGTGGCGGCGTGGCGATCTGCCCGCTTGTCGGGACTGGGAACGTTGCGCTGTTGATGTGGTAGTTCAGCAGGAGGTCCATCCGGCCGAGTTCGCGCAGATCCTTCAGCGCCAGGCCAGCCAGGTTGAGCGTGTTCCCATCGGTCACGTCAGGGACCACCCGGCTGGCGGCCACCGTTGCGCCCTGGCTCCAGTTCGCCAGCACATGCCGGCCAACGTTCGCCCCGCCTTCAATCGCCGGCACTGCCAGCCCCGCCCCCTGCTCAAAGGTGTTGGCGGCAAGCAGCACGGAAACCGGCGCCGAGCCCTCGCACACCGTCTTGAATCGCGTCTTGTTCGGGTCGTAAATCGAGCTGCCAGGTGTCGGCGCGTTCTTGTGCTTCGTGCCAAGAATCGAGAACCGGCCCCGATAGTTCTTGAGCGTGAAATAAATCTCGTAAGGCAGCTTCTGGGTGTCGGTGTTGAGTTGTGACGAGTTGCCATAGGCGCTATCCAGCACGCCGAGGCAGGCCGTTACCCGACCTTCTCGGGTGTCACCAGCAACGCCACTCAGGACGAATTGCGGGCTGGCCATCCGCTTGAGGTCCCTGGTGGTAGGCGGGCGCAGCTGCTCCATGTACGCATCGCTGAATACCAGGCTCTGGTTGTCCTCCACCCTGACCGGCCCGTACACGTTCAGGCCGCCAAAGAAGCCGTTGCGCAGCGCTGTTGCCCCGCGAATCCGCAGGGCCCCCCACCCTTGCTTGCCGTACTGGCTCAGGAGGACGCGAGCGTTGGAGCAGTTGTCAAACGACACCCCCTTGAGCTGGCTGTTGGTGCCGTAGGACGTAAAGGTCGAGTTGGCGTTCAGGTTCTGCATCTGCCACGCCATCCCGCGATTGGTTGTAAAGCCAAGGCTGGTGTCGCTGACGTTGACGAACTCGTTGCCCCACCCGTTGAACACGCAGTGTTCGTAGTGAATGCGGGAGGGTTTGGAGTTGTCGCTGGAGGATTGGCGCACCACAAGGCGCAGCTGGTCGCTGTTGTGCCGAACGTCGATGAACTCGATCCGCCCGGTGAAGTCGATAATGTCGAGGACGGGCGATATTTGAGCGTCGCCTACATCGTGGCCGATGACATACGACATGTAGGCCCCAGCCCCGCCAATCGCATAGCCGCCGCCAGTCACAACAATCCTGCGCTGCACCCTGTAGCGGCCACGAGGGAAATAGGCCAGGGTCCACTCGCCCGTGGTGGCGGCCCATTCCCTGGCCGCTGCGATGCACGCCTCGACGGCAGCGGTGTCGTTGTTCACGTTGTTGCCAACGGCCGACACTCCACCGTTGACATCAGCTGGCAGATTCTTGACGTTGAAGATTTTGGTCGGGACCAGTACCTGCGCCAGCGGCGTGCCCGTTGGCGCCGGGGGGTCCGGCACCGGAGGCAGCACGGTCCCCTTCCTGTACCGCAGATCATCGAACAGGCATGTGCCGGTGTTCTGGCCGGATGCTGCAGTGCTGCTGCCGCCCACCAGCAGGCCGAAGGCGGTGAAGGTCGCAGTGCCTACTCCTGCGGCGATGTTGATCGCCTGGCCGGCGAGGGTGCCGGCGAGGGTGCCGGACCCGTCCGGCTTCCCAGTCCAGGTCAGGTCGAACGAGTGGTTGACGTTCTGGGCCAGGCTGACCACTGCCGAGGCCACCCCGCCAGTCCCGTTGATGCGGGCCGCGCCGCGGAATGGGTTAGATGCATCGCCAGACGGCTCGCCGAACTCGATGCCAATGAACTGGGCGGGCGGCGATCCGGCGGTCAGGGATGCGTGAGGGAAATAGCCCAGGTAGAAGGCGCCATCGAAATCGCTGTTGGCCAGCCGGAAGCTGCCCGCCATCCGAATGGTGTTGGTCCGCACCAGTGCGGTGATGGAGGTGTCGGCGAAGTAGGCAAACCCGGTCGCACGGGCAAACGTGCCGCCGATCGCGCCAGCGGTGCCGCTGACAGCGCTGGAGTTCTGCCAGGAGAAGCTGTGGCCGTTGGCGGCGTTGCCTGAGCCAACCCAGCCGGCGTCGGTGGTTGACTGGCTGGTAAGGAAAGGTTGCACGATGCTGATGTCCGGCTCGCCAGGGGGGTCTGGGTCGGGATCTTCGGGATCGGGATCTTCGGGATCGGGATCTTCGGGATCGGGATCTTCGGGATCGGGATCAACAGGGTTGCCGGGATCTTCCGGTTCGGGCGGTGCCTCAGGCATCGGCCCGGTGTTTTCGGCCACCTCGACGCACACCACCCCGGACGGGACATAAGAGTTGACGGTGCCCACATTGCGGAACACCGCGAGCACCTGGCCGTCTTGGCATTGGAACTCTGTTTTCACTGCCGCCGGCAGGGGCTTGGAGTACGAGGCCCGATCAACGAAATCAGATAGCTGCACGCCAGCCGCTGGTATCAGCACCTCGGCAAGCTGGCCGGGGTTCAGCGATCGGCCGACCACCCCCAGGGTGAAGCGGAGCGGGGTTACCAACCGCTCAGCGGTGGCGGCGTTGCCCTCGATCGAGATCGGCCACGTGCCCTCTGCGCCCTGGCCCGTGGTGCTCGGCGCGCCGACAGAGTTGTGGCTGATGGTCTTGGCGCTGGAGCCGTCGTAGGTGGATCCAGGCGCCATGCCGGCGCCGCTGTCGTCTGCGGTGAGGGCCGCAGGCAGCACAATCTGGCCGCTGCCGCCGCCGCCTTCGCCTTCTACTGCGCTGAGGGCTGCGTTGGCGGTGATCACTGCCTGGTTGGCCGCGGCTTGCGCTGCGTCGGCCGTCTCCTGCGCTGCCGCGGCCTGCTCGTTGATTGCGTCCTGCCTGTCGGTCTGCTCCTGGTCGAGGTAGAGGCTTTGAAGTTCTGAGAGGTTCAGATCCTCTGCTCGCAGGGTGCCGTTGTTCCACGACACCTGAGGAGCCCCGGATGGGGTTTGGCGAATGATGGTCAGCTCCCGCCCGGTTGGGATGGGGGCGGCAAGCCGGATCGTGGTGTCGTTGATCCACTCGAAGCCGGCCGGCGTGAGCAGTTCCGTCTCGAACGTGTCGCCGGCCAGGTCGTAGCCGTAGAACAGCCGGACGTGGGCCCGCTTGAGGAAGGAGAACGGAACCGCAAAGGTCCTGTTGGTGCCCGTCCTCGGGTAAACGACGTGCGAGAGGGCCACTTGATCTGCACAGCTGCAGACCAATCTTGCCGCCTCCTGGTGCCGTGGGCTATCAGGGCGCCGGCTGTGCAGCTTTAGGCTGGTATTTGTCCAGGGCTTTCTTCATGGCGGGCAGCTTCAGATCGAACTCGTTTGCGTTGCGCTGGTCCTCCATCCGCTGGTAGACCGCCCACCACTGCTTGGCCGCTGGCGTGTCAGAGGCCCTCAGCTGGTCCTTGGTGAGCTGCTCGTAGTAGGCGTAGATGCCCTCGATCATCTTGGATGCAGCCTGCTTGCGCCGCTCCGAAGGGGGCATATCCCGCACCCCCAAGTCGGAGGTGGTGCCACCGAGATCCTGCATCGTCTTGTAGACGGGATCGCTGAACAGCGAGGTGAAGGCCTCCACGATGGTCTTGCCCTTCACGTGCTTGTCGAGGAGCGGAGCGAGCTGGAACGACTCGCTTTCCCTCGCCTTGACCGTGGTGAGGCCGCTGCCGGGGTATCGCGCCTGCATCTTCTCCTGCGATGCGCCAGTCAGGGCATCCTCTGTCTCGTAGGTGATGGACACGGTGATGGCCTTGGCGGCCTGCCCCATCCGCACCGACAGCGGGATCACCCCCTTCACGGTGCCGAAGGTGTCGTTGTACTGCTTCTGCAGCTCGGCCGACATCGCCACACCGTCGAGGCTGCGAGCAAGCAGCGGCTGCGGCAATCTCAGCTGGCCTTGCGCATCGAGCTCGGCGTAGACCCGCTGGTTGGCCCGCGGCCAGATGCGCGGGTGGAAGCGGGACTTCATCGCCTCTGCCCAGTCGGCGCCAAACTCCAACTGGATGGGCTGGCCCAGGAAGTCCTGCTCCTTGCGGGGGGCCCCGGTGGGCAGCCCCAGCAGGGGGACGGTGCTGTAGGCCGCATCACGCAGAAACCGCTCGATCTTCACGAAGGGGTCGTCCTCGCCGGCCAGGAACTTCTCGGTGCCCAGTGGGTTCCGGTCCTTGTAAAGGTCCGCGCTGTTGTAGCCGGTGAGCCGCTGCAGGTCGCGCATCACGCCGCTGCCGGGGAGCTGGCCCTGGCCTAGCCAGCCGATCAGCTGGGGCATCTTCTGCGCCGGGTCGAGCATGGCGTCCGCCAGCCGCTGGATCTGGCCGAAGCCGGTTTGGCGGATGATCTGGCTGGTCATCACCTGCACCAGGCCCCAGAACATTTCCTGCTGATCAAAGCTGGACCGGCGGGCATTGCGGAGCGCGTCCACCGTGTCCTTCCACAGGAACATGCTGTTCAGGATTGGCAGGCCGCCCAGGTAAGGCACCCCGGCGATGCTGTTGGGCTTGTTTCCCTCCAGCAGCCAGGAGCGGCGGGCGTCGAAGTTGCTCGGCCCGCTCCCCTCGATCAGCCCCATCATGTCCAGGCCGGCGAACAGGCCCAGCAGGCTGCCGGTCATCACCCAGCCGGCTTGCACCCTGGCAATCTGCTCCTGGGTGGGGTTATCGGAGTAGAGGAGCTTGACCGTATCGCCGAGCGGCCCGAAGGTGAGGCGGGTGTCGAACAGGAACTGGTTGAACGGCGCTCGCCAGTAGGGCACCAGCGAATCAACGGCCCAGTGCTGGCGGGCTGCCATCATCGCCTCGTCCACCTTCCGAGCCAGGGCATCGGCGTGTTCGCCTGGCGTGTTCTGCATCCGGTTGCGCATGGAATAGTCCATGGCCACCTTCTGCTCCCACGTGTCCATCGTGGGGAGCTCGTAGGTGCTCCGCACCCGTTCGGCGGTGATGATCTGCCTGATCTCGTCGTCGCTGATGTCGCTCCCTTTCAGCTTGTGCTGCCGGCGGAAGGCCAGGACGTTCGCCTCTGTCGGTGCTGCGTGGTAGAAGGCGTTGTCGAGCTGGCCCTGCACCCACTCGTCGCGGGTCTTTTGATCGAGCAGGCCCAGCTGCACACCGTCGCGGCGGGCCTTGATCTCCAAGTCGTTCTTCAGCTTGAACAGGAAGGCGTCGTAGCCAAGCACGCTGTCGGTGGCGCTCATCGCCCGCAGCGCTGGCAGCAGGATTGCCTCGGTTTTCATGTGCGCCGGGGCCTTGTCGTAGGCCAGCAGCCGGGTGGCGGCATGGATCTTGTGGACCGTCCGCGCCCAGTTCTGCGGGCGCATCGGGCCGCCAGGCAGATATGGCTCATTCATGGCCCCCCGCACATCGGCCAGCAGCTTGTCGTTGTTGCTCACCTTGGCCCCGTAGGTGTCGAAGTTCCCCCCGAACGGGGCATCGCCTCGCAGGAAGGCGTCGGCCGCCAGCTCGCGCCATGACCGCTTCAGCGCATCGTGGCTGTAGGCCGCGCTTTTCCACGCGACCCGCAGGCCCTCGCCAAATGCTTCACGGCTGAACCGTGTCCCGATCGGGGTCAGGTTGCCGATGTTCTCGAATGCCTGGTGGACGAAGCCGTGGGTGTTGGCCAGCCAGGTGCCCAAAAAGTTGGCGCGTACCTGGGTGCCGATGTTCGTCAGCTGGCTGTCCTTCACCATGGCGTTGCCGAAGCGCATGTGGGTGTTGGCCCAGCCCTTCCCCAGCTTGGAGTTGGGGTCGAGCGTATCGACGGTGCCAGCGATCTTGAGCTGGCGCACGGCGTCGGCGTTGCCGCTGTCGATCGCCTCGATCACCTTGGCAATGTGCTGGTCTGCGTCCACGTCCTTGGCGGTCATGCCCAGCGTTTTCTGGGCCTCAGCCATGTCCACCCTGAAGTTGTCGGGGGCGTCGAAGTTCTCCTGCAGGCTGCGCAGCGCCTGGCCGGTGTTGCGCTTGGCGGCAGAGACGTGGCGTTCAGCCATCAGCGCCAGCTTGTAGGAGCCGAATGCTCGCTGTCTCAGGCCACTGGGCACCTTGGCGTTGGTGCTGTCCATCCAGTCGCCGATCTCGCCCAGCACCTTGAGATAGCTGTTCTTGGAGTAGTCGGAGAGGAACCGCAGGCGGGTCATCTTCTCCGCCAAGTTCATAAACCCCACGACGTTGTTGGCCATGGAGGTGGCGATGGTGTCAGCGTCGGTGTACTCCCGGTAAGCATCAGCCACCGATCGCAGCAGCCGGTCCCGGTCGTAAACCTGGGTGACGAAGGCGAAGTCCTCAGGCGCTGCTTCCTTCCAGTTGCCGATCAGCCCCTCGGTGAGGGTGGCGTAATCCTCGGCGCTTTGGATGTTGGCGTTGTCGATCAGCCGGCCGTAGTTGATGAACCGGCCCTCGGCACCGACTGGCTTGGCGCGGTTGCCCAGGCCCCGATCGACCATCGCATCGAGCTCGCCGGATTCGAGCTTGCTTGCGAAGTCCTGAAGTCCACGGTCGATCTCCGCATCAGTGACGGATCGCAGGGAACCGTCCTGCATGGGGATCACCCACTGCTTCTTCACCTCGGTGCGAAGGAACGCCTCGCCGGCCTTGCGTGCGCGTTCGGACTGGTCGAGCTCTTTTCGCAGGCGGTCGTTCTCCTCCTGCAACCTCTTGTTGTCGTCGTCGTAGGTGTTGCAGTTGGTCATAGCGAGCAGCCCTCGTCTTGCATTTTGCGGCGGTTCTCAGCCATCCGCTGTTCGTTGGCCTGGATCTGTTGGCGGGTGGCCTGGTCGGCCTTCTTCGGCCGGGGCTTGGCCGGCGGCTCGTCGCTGTCCGCCAGCTTCATCGGCTCGGGGCGGATCGGTGCCGGGGCCAGGGCAGCGTCCGCGCCAGCGTCGGCTGCCTCGCCTGCTCGGGGCATCGCCGGCTCCGGGTCATACCCATCCGCCAGCCCCAGCAACTTCTTCTCCTCGAACGTCATCAGTTCGTAGTCGATCGCATCCTTGAACCCTTCCTCGGCAATCGCCCGCATCTGAGCGTCCTGCTCGAAGAACTCGGCCTGCAATCGGATCTCATCCGCCAGGGCCTGGGCCGCTGGGCTGCCGGGTTCAATCCGGCCTGCCTCGATGTCGGCCCGCACTGCATCAGGGGTGAGGGCGGGCCCATCGGGCAGCTCAGGGATGGGTGTTTCGGGCGGGCGCACTTCGGCCTCGTCCACTGCCTTGCGGATCACATCCAGCTGCAGGGCCTGGCGCTGCTCGGGGGTGAGTGGCCCCTGTCCATCCGGGGGAATCTGGATGTACTCCTTGCCGTTGGTGGTTTTGAAAGAAAGCCCGTCGTGCCCCGCAGACCTGGCGGCCCGAATCAACTGATCCATCGTTGCGGATTGCTGCAGGCCTAGTACCCGCTTGGCTTCTGCCCAGTTCTCCGTTTCCAGCAAGTTGCGGAAGGCCACGTCCTGCTCGGAAACCCGTCCACCGTCCCCGGCGTACATTTCGGCGATTGAGCGATCAGGGGTCATAAACAGCCCGTCGCCGACTGTTGCGGCGCCTTCTGCCCCGTCCTTGGTGCCTCGATACAGCCTGACGGCCCGGCCGCCCAGCGAGCCCTGCTCGGGGGTGAGCTCCACCACCTCGGACGCAGCCTCTGCAGCAGCACCGGCTGGGCGTGCAGTGGGCAGCGGCTGCTCGCGCACAGTCAAGACCGGGTAGCTGTCGCCGGAGGGAACAGATGGAGCGTCAGTGTCGCGGCTGAACCAGTCGAAATCTGGATCGTCGCGGTACAGCCGTGCCAGCATCTTCCTGGTCGCCGGCACTTCTGAGTTCAGGATGTAGCGGCCAGGCCCAAGCACGGTTCTCGCCTGGTCAAAGCTGGTCTTGAGCGCCATCGCCTTTTGCCTTGGGCTCATTGAGGAGGCCTGCCCCCCCGCCGCTCCTGTCTGGGCCAGCCTCTCGCCTTCGAGGTCGTCAAACCTTCTCAAGTGGATTTCAACTGGGGAATCTCCCCAGAACTCGAAATCAAGCGGCCCGTATGACACAACAGCCATCTCCTCTTCGCCTGCGGCCATTTCTTCTTTCACGTATGCGCGTGCCTGCCGCATTTCGTCGGCAAAAGCGTCTAGCCCCGGGCTTCCTGTCTTGGCTTGCGCCGCGGGCAGCGGCTGCTCGTCCATGCTCCGCTTCACCGCCTCGGCGATGTCGCCACGAATCCGGTCGGCGATCACCTTGGCCTTGCCGCCCTCAGCGATCTGCCGGGCCCCGTCGTTCAGCAGCTCGCTCACCGGCCCCGGGGTGTACTTGAGCTGGTCGAACACCGACAGGATCCGCTCGGTGTCGGCAGCGATGGCCTTGTTGCCGGCCCTGTCGATCTTGCTGCCCGTCTCCTCCAGTCGATCGGCGCCCTTGGCGGCGGTGCGGAAGAAGCGCTTGTCCTGCAGCAGGTCCTGGCGGATCTTCACCACCAGATCAGCCTTCTGCCCCATCAGCGACATCGCCTCGGTGTTGCCGAACAGGTCCACCTGCTGGCCCTGCACGACCGGGGCACTGCGGACCTGGGCCACCACTTCGTTGAACTTGGCGTCGCTCATGTCCTGGTTGCCCAAGGCCTTGAACGCCGATTGCATCTGCGTCTCGTCCAGGCCGCTGCCGCCAATCGCCGCCGCCTTGCCAACGGACAGCCGGCCATCCACGGCGGCCTGGAAGATGTTGTCCGGCAGCTGCGCCAACGCCAGGCCGCGGGCAGCGTTACCGCTGCTCATCGGCACACCCATCTGCTGCAGCTGATCGGGCCCGGTGATGCCGCTGTCGCGCATGAACTTGGCGGCATCGAACACCGTGCCGGCGCCGGCCTTGATGTTGGAGAGGGCCCCCATCGCCCGGGCTTCTTGCGCCGTGGTCGCCTGCAGTTCGTTGGTGCGCAACGTGGGCACGCCCAGCTGCTTGGCCCGGGCCAGCCGGTTGTGGCCGTTCACCACATAGGTGCGGCCATCGGCCGGGTCGGTCCACACATCCAGCACCCCTTCGGCGGTGGTGTCCCAGCGGTCCACGCCGGCCAGGCTGTTGCCCAGCTGCTCACCCTCCTCGTTGGTGCCCTGCTTGAACTGGAAGCGCTCCGGGTCGGCGGCGATCTCGTCGGTCCTGCGACTGCCCTGCTGCCAGTCGCGCACCAGCAGGCTCTGGCCGGTGCGCTCCTGGTAGAGCTCCAGCCCCTCGATGATGTCGGCCTTGGTGAACTCCTCGAACTCGCGGCCGGTGGTGTCGCTGATCAGCTGCGCCAGCTCCGGGTTGTTGTCCGGCGCCGCCACGCCGCGAAGGGTGTCCATCGGCATGGCCTCCAGCGTCTGCCCATAGGCGAGTGGCTGACCATCGGCCCCCAAGCGCTCGGCGATGTTCCCGCCGGGGGCCATCACGTTGTCTCGCGCCAGCTCAGGCCGGATCGGCGCAGCATCCCGGGCAGCGAGCATTTCATCCAGCCGCTCCACCACCGGGCCCGGCTGGCTGATCAGCATCTGCAGCTGCTCGTCGTCCAGCTCGCGCACCAGATTGAACACCACGTCCGCCTCGGGCAGCTCGGGGTCGTAGACAAGATCGGCCGGGTCGATGTCGAGCCCCTCCACCTCCAGCTCGCCACCGCTGGCCGGGGTGCCTTCGGCCTTGGCCGGCTCGGCATCGAGGTTGACAGCAGCAGCCCGTGGCTCGGCGGCTGAAGCGGGGCCTGCAGCAGGAGCATCCGGCTCGGGCTCGTTCAGCCCGTAGCGGTCCATGAACTCTTGCTCGGCCTGCTTCCACGCTGGGGTGCCGGTGTCGGGCGTTGCCTCGCCGGCCTTGAAGGTGGTGGCGCCAGTGGCCGGATCGGCCTCAGTGATGCCCGCCTGCTGCAGCTTGGCCCGTGCATCGGTCACCTCGGAGACGGTGCGGCGGTTGGCCAGCAGCCGGCGGGTGCCGCGGAACCCGCTCATCCCCTCGCCTATGCCGGACAGCAGCAGGCCGGGGACAGCGTTGGGGATGACCGACTTGAGGCCCGACACGATCCAGTCGTCCTGGCCCACGTCAACGGCCAACGGCAGGTCACGGCCGGTCACCGCCTCGCCGATGTTCACCGGGTTGCCGCCCCGGTTGTCGTCCGCCATGGTGGCCAGCGCTTCACCAGCACCCAGCCGCAGGCCGCCGGTGAACACTTTTCCGGCCAGGCCTGCGCCCATGGCGGGGATCACCTTGGCGGCGGCAGCGGTGCCGGCGATGCCCACGCCAACGCTGCGGCCCATGGCATCGAGGCCACGTTCAAACTCGTTCTGCTGCCCGGGCGGGGTGGCACCCAGCAGCTGGTAGCCAGCGGATGCGACCTGTTCCACGAACCGGCCGGGGCGGCTGGATTCAGGGTTGGCCAGGCGCCCGCGTGCCTTCTGCGTGGCGGCGATGGCGAGCTTGGCGGCGTTCTCGGCGGCGCCCACCGTGAGGGCTGCGTTGATGTTCCGGCCGGTTTGCCCTGCCACGACAGGCAGCACATTCATCACGTTCAGGCCCGGGATGGCGCCGACCACTGCCTGGGTGGCCTTCTTGCCAAAGCCCTGCGGGTTGCGGCGGTTGGTGTCCTGAACACCCTTCTGCAGCCACTTGATCTCGTTCTTGATCGCCCCGATCGGGTCGCTCCATGGGGAGCGGTTGAGCTTGCCGCTGCTCTTGAGCTTCTCGAAGGACCGATCGGACTGCCACCGCCAATCCGGCCCAGCCCACACCACCGGCCGGCCCTTGAGGACAGACCGCGAACCGATGGGGCGATTGTCGTCGGTGTACTTGGGAACGGGCCGGTCAGGGATGACTGGCTGCGGGGAGCCGGTGAGTTGTAGGGGCATGGGTTACCTTCCGGTGATTTCGCGGCGGGCTTCGATCAGCATTTGCCGCACCCGGGCGGCCGGGATGCTGGCCCGGTTGCCTGCGCTGTCCCCGTCGTAGACCCCGCGACCATTGGGGGCCTGCACAGCCGCCCACTCGCGGGCGACGTCCCAGTGGGCAGCGCCAAGGTCGTCGCTGCGGCCGGTCAGGTAGGCGGCCAGCGCTGGCCGCTTGGTGCCGGTGAGCAGCGCCATGGCCATCTTGTTCTGGTTCTCGGGGGAGAAGGGGGCGTTGGGCGATAGGCCTGCTTCGCGGCGGGCCCTGGCCAAGACACCTGGCGTGAATTGGTAGGCGCCGATGGCAAAGACTTGGCCGCGGGACTGCATCGCCTCAAGCGAGCCGATTGAGCGATTGGTGATCGTGCCGATGCCCTTGCCGGTGTTGTTCACAGTGCCGAAGTTGACGGAGTTCCAGTCGCCCTCGCCGCTGCGGATCAGGGCCAGGAGCCCGCCTACGCCACGGCCCCCTCCACTGCTGTTGATTGCCACGGTGTTGCCTCCAGCTAGACCCACAGCAGAGCGCATTGGCGCCCGTTGTCCAGCCACTGCTGGCGGCATGAGCATGTTCAGCATCCAGTTGGTCGCCCGGGACGCATAGCCCTGCGCCACTGGCTGGCGTGCCTTGGCGGTGCTGGCGCGGGCGTTGCTCTGGATCGCCTGGGATTGGCGCCCGTCCCGTTGCAGCTTCTGCCGGAAATCCGGCGTGGCCTTGATGCCGGGGTAGAAGTCCAGATGGCGGTTCAGCAGGGCCCCTGGGGTGGTGCCGGCCTCGCGGGCGAACCGCTGCAGCGCAGCGCTGGGGGCGCCGCCTGCCTCCACCCGGTTGCCTTCAGTGATCGCCGATGCTGCATCCAGCACCGGCGCGTCCCGCCAGGTGCGGAGCCTGCTCTGCCGGCCTGGGATGTTGTCCAGCTGGCCGCTGGGGTAGACGGGCTGGGTGGCGGGCCTGGTGCCAGGCGGCAGCTGCGGTTTGCTCGGGTCAGCCGCTGGTGTCGGAGCAGCGCCGGACCCGCCCACGCCAGGCTGGCCATCCACGCCGGGGAACAGATATTTCTTCTGGCGGGGGTCGCTCTTGCCGTAGCCAGCGATTGCGTCCGTCGCCACCTTCACCGCTTCCGCCACGGTGAGCGGTGCGCCCTTCTCCCCGGTTGCCGCCGCCAGCGCTGCGTTCACATGGGGTTGATAGGCGGAATACTGCCTCAATATCGACTCTTTGGCGTTCGCGTCGGTGATGCCGGCGATCACCTCCATGGGGTCGGCGCCGCGCAAGTTGGCCTCGTTGATCTTGTCGGGGTACGCCGCCCGCACCCCAGCCTCCACGGCCCGGCTGATCACGCCGTTCACCTGCGGGGTGGTGGGTGCTGCCGCCTCCCTGTTCTTCCGGTCCCGGATGGCGGCGTACTGCCGCGACAGGGCCGACTTCTCGTCGTCCGGGGCCTGCGCCAGCGCTGCCTGCATCTCCGCATCGGCCTGGTTCGGGTTCCATGCGGTGCCATAGCGGCCCTCCATGTCCAGCAGCAGCTTGCTGACGGGCTCGACAGACCGGCCGAGGTTCGTCACCGCATCAACCGTCTTGGACGTGGCGACCTCCGCTTCCATCAGCTCTGTTCTGGACAGATTGGGGTTGGCCTTAAGCGCAGCCTCCCTCAGCTCTTCGAGCTTCTTGAGCCTGTCCGCACCGTCCGGCATCCCGTAGGTGAGCTGCGCCACGTCGTCGCTGTAGTCAGACAAGATTTGCTCTTGCCTGCGCTGCTCCATCTTGTAATGGTGCTCCCCGTACTTCATGTCACTGTCAACGAACTCCTGAGCGAAGAACGTCACGGCCGGGGCGCGATTGCCCTGGGCATCGCGTGGGCCCACGGGGAGCCGCCGCAGCAGCTGGGTGAGGGTCGTGTCCCCGCTTGAGTTCGCTACAGCCAGCAGCCGCTGCAGTGCTGCGCGCTTGGCGTTGGTTGTTTCACCCGGCAGCCCCATCTCCTCCGAGATCCGGTCCAGCGTGGCGGACATGAACGCAGCCACTCCCGACTCCCACTCCAGCGATCTGCGATAAAGCTCTGCTTCGGGCAGCTTCTCGTCGGGCCGTGGTCGCGTGAACGTCATCACGCCCCCGTCAGGCAGCGGGATCTCCAGCACGCCTGTCTCCACCGTCATCCGGTGGATCCCCAGGATCTCGGCGGCGGCTGTCTCGGGGATGGTGCTCTTGAGGTAGTCCTGGCGGTCCCGCCAGTGCATTTCGGTGACGCGATCGGCGCCCTGGTTCAGCTGGGAAATGAACTGGGGGAAGCCGGGCGATGTCTCGCTGATGCCGTACTTCTGCAGCAGCCCCTTGGTGGTGGTGGCCTTGAGCTCCCCCAGCACTCCCGACTCGGCGGGCTCCAGCACCAGATCCGGGTTGGCCCGGTAGGCGGACACCATGGCGCTGCCCGCTTCCAGCGTGGCCACCTGCATCAGCGCCCGCTGGCGCCCGGCCTGCCGGAAGGGGTTGATCGTATCCATCGCCATGGCGGCGATCGGGTCAGCTTGCGCCAGCTTGCGCGTCTCGGCGGCGTACTCGGCGCCGGACTGCTGCATCTGGTTGTTGACCAGTGCCGCGGCACGCATCGCCTCGTTGACACCCTTCTCCACCTCGCTCTGCGCGTACAGCGTCAATCCATTGCCCGCCAGCCGGGTGAGCTCCTGGTTGAACGGTGCCAGCGCTGCAGCGGTGCGGGAAAAGTTGTTGGCACCGGCCACACTGCCGCCGCTGCCCTGCTGGATCACGTTGATCTGCCCCACCCGCGGGATCTCCAGCGGCCCGGCCGGTTCTGCCACCCGCCGCTGCGCAGGCTGAATGAAGCTGCTCAGCGGCTGCGCCTCGGGGCGGATCTGGTTCAGCGGTAGCTCTCTGTTCATCTGCCTGCCTGAATGTCGGAAAGCTGGGAGTAGATGCCCAGTCCGGTATTGATGCCGCCCATCACCCCGGACAGACCGCCAAGGACTGCGGGCCCGCTGCTCGGGGCCACTCCGGTCATCGTCGGTGCTGCGGGTGACAGCAGCGTCGGCAGCGGCTGGAAGGGTCGCATCGGCTCCAGATACGGCTGCTGTTCATAGAACTGCTGGCTGTTGTACCGGCTCAGGTATTGCGTCACCTGTGCCGTCTGCGCCCTGCTGTATTGCCCGCTGCGCAGCTTCTGGTTGACCTGCTGGATCGCGGCGTAATCGCCCTGCTGGCGGGCGTAGTCGTTGATCAGCCGGTCGATACTGCTGCCCTCCTGCCCGCTGGCATTCACCGATGCCCGGGCCTTGAGTGCTGCCACCTGATACTGCTGGTAGGCCACCGCATCAGCCATCGAGGCCTCAGCGAATTGCTGGCTGAGCGCATCGGACTGCAGAGCAAAGTCAGCGCCGGCTGCGGCACGGGTCTGGCCCACCACCTGGGCCTGAGAGATCGCCTTGCCCAACTCGAAGTTGCGCAGGCTGTTCACATAGGCCCGCTGCTGGTTGTAGGCCAGCGTCGATTGCCAATACTGGTACTGCTGGTTGGCGTCGGTGTAGCGCTTGGTGAACGCTGCCTGCCACTGAGCGAACCGCTGGCTGGCGCTCTGCAGCGCCACCTGGTTGACGTAATCCTGCTCGGCGGCGGCCTGCTCCTGCGAAGCACCAAAGAGCCCCAGGCCAGCGTTTAGCCCGCCAAGCGCAAGACCAGCGATAGCCGGGGTGATGACCACCATCAGACCGTCCTCTCGAAGTAGCAGAACAGCTGCCCGCAGGGACCCATCGGCGCCGGCGTGTCGATCTCAAACCCCAGCGACTCCAGCCACCGCAGGGCGGTGCGGTTGCTGGCCAGCGCCCAGTTGTGCAGCGGGCCAACCCCGTCAGCAACCAGGCCATCAACCCATTGCCTTGCACCCCTGGCGAACTGTCGCCGATGGGACGGTGTGGCCAGGAGCCCATCAGTGGCGAGCATCCAGATCAACCCGTCAGACAGCACACCACACAGGCCCACTGGTTCCCCAATATCTCCCTCTATGCAACGACAGCAAGGAGAGTTTTTCCAGCTTGTGATCACCGCTTCTGCGGGTTGCATCCCATGGCTGCAGAACACCTCCATCGCATCCCGCTTCCGCAGATGCGCAGCGATGTGCGTCACCCGGTCCTCTGTCGGCGGTGCCCACTTCATCGAACGGCCTTCGCTTTGCTGAATGCCAGGCCCACCCATTCGCAGGTGGTGAACTGGCACGGGTCGGGGCTGTCGCTGCGTAGCTCGACAATGCAGCTGTCGCCCCGGGACTGGATGGGGATGGTGAACACCCCATCGAGGTATCGAGCGGGGCGGGGCTCGGTCTCTGGGAACACCTCATCGCCCACCACCGAACCCAGGACATCCAGCGTCTTGCCGGTGTACGTGTAGACCGCGGCGTCCCGGCGCTCGGCCATGACGTGGGCCTCGAAGTAGAAGCTGCCGTGGTAGCGGAGGCGGGCATGGCGGATCTGCACCCGGCCAACATTCCCCGGCACCCGGCCGTCGCCTGCGTCCCGGTAGAGCTTGAAGCGGGTGAAGCGGTAGAGGAACTGGTAGGCCTCGCCGAAGTAGATGGCCTTGCCGCGCCAGTCCCCTCTGGCGGTGATGCGCCGGCCGCTGCTGGTCTCGCCCAGCACCGTCCCGCCGCCACGCTCAACCTCAGAGCCGCCCTGGCTGGACACCCGGGTTTTCACCGCCAGGGTCCGGGCCTCGACGGGGAACGGCAGCTGCCAAGCAGTGGTGTCCGTGTCCCTGTCGTAGGTGCCCTCCTCCACCCGCAGCAGGGCGGGCGTGTCGTTGGTGGTGCTGATCAGCCGATCGAGCAGTGGCCTGGGCCGGCCGCCTGGCTCGCTGGCCTTGTCGGTCACCGACATCCGCTCCAGCCACACGCTGCTTTCGTATTGCGCAAGGATGTAGAGAACCTCCTGCACACAAACGATCTGCAGGATCCTGGTGGCACCGTTCAGATCCCAGTAGCTCCAGCTGCTCTGCTCTCGCCGCAGGCCCTCTGCCGTGCTGCGGTTGAAGTATTTGAATACATAGATGCGGCTGCGATAGCCGGGCTTTTCTGAGATCGCAAACCACGAATAGCCGATGTCGTTCGATGCCAGCTTGGTGACCTGGCTGGGGATGTAGCTGCTCACATACGTGGTGAGATCAGAAGCGTCGGCCACCAGTGTTGTGCCAACACCGCGAATGCTGAACTCCTGAAACTGCGACCACTCGCCGTCGGCCTGGCAGAACACAATCGAGCCAGCCACTTGGATTGGGCGGACGTTCGGGTCGATGTCGTACTGGGTGAGCAGCGTGATCTGCCCGGTTGATGGGGTGAGCGGGGCGCCGGACGAGTTAAACCGAAACTGGATCTGATCAGCAAAGACGATCAGCTCATCTTGGTAGGGGATCGCATAACGCAACAGCGCAACCCGTGGGTTGGTTGCCGTCAGATCAATCGGATCGGAATCGAGGACAGCGGTCGCAGTCTCTGGGAAGAACTCAAAGAAGTCCCGTGTTCTGCTAAGGATGATGTTCTCGTCCGCCAAGAATCCCATCCGGTTCTTGAACACGAACACGTCCTGAATGGGGTGGCCGATGAATGACGGGTCTGGCGATGTCTCCAGATCGCCGGCCGTGCGCTCGCCCCACTTGGGGATCTTCACCCCGCTGACCGTCTGCCCATCGGCCGGGCCAAACCAGAACGACTGGTTGGGCAGCCGCACCAGCACCTGGGGCATGGTGGCCGGGTCGATCTGGTACGGCAGGCCCGGCGCGACCGTCTCCTCCCAGGCCCCTTCGCCGAACCCGCCAGCGCCCTGCCTGGGCACGAACTCCACGTAGTAGTTGTCGAACTGGTTGCCGGGATCCCCGTCGATCTTCACCTGATAGCCCCTGGGGGCCATGGTTGGCAGCTCGGCAAAGCTCTGCACTGAGTTGGTGATCGCGGTGATGTCGGCGTTCGCCCGGGCATCAGTCGCCTCGATCGCAATCGGACTGGCGCTTTGCAGCCACAGCACCGACCCGCGCCTGGCGATCGTCACACCGGAGACGCTCAGCAGAGCAGTGCGCAGCTGGGTGGCGATCTCGGCCGCAGAGATCCGGTTCTCGGTGATGGTGCTGCCGTTGACCTCCACGGGCTGGATGGCCGTCTCGACGGTGGCCGTGGTGCCGTTGACGTTGACGGTGTAGGCCTGCCCGTAGTTGGCGGCCTTCACCCACACCAGGCATTCATGCAGCGATGGGCGGGCAACGGCCGGAGCGGTCGCCGCCTTCATTGCTGGCAGCCGCTTGGTGTTGGAGATGAAGGTGTAATCGGCGATCGTCGCCGCACGCAGGTCCACCCGGGCATCGGCGCCGCCGGCCAGGTAGCTGAACCCGTTGGGTGCGGTGACGGTCCGCTCCTCCCCGGTGAGCAGCTCGAACACCTTGATGGATGTCCTGGCGATCACCACCAGATACTGCTCGCCGGCATCCCGCTGGATCTGGTGCAACATGCAGTTGCCCAGTGGGCCGTTGGAGACCTTGGCGATCACCTCGGTGCCCTCGCGTTTGCGCAGGCCATCCACCAGGGAGCTCATGGCGTTGATCTGGATCTCCCCCTGGGTGGGGTCGCGCAACGCATCCGGCTGCTGGCTGATCCCCTGGATCAGATTTGGCACCATGTAGCTGACCAGGCTCACAGGAACACACCCCCCATCAGCCGGTCAGTGAGGCCCTCGGCCGGCTGGAAGGTGGGGAACCGGCGCCGGCCGGTGATCATGTTCGGCGCCTCCTGCGCGTTCTCCACCCGCAGCAGCTCGATCAAGGCTTGCTGCTCATCCAGCTGGGTGTACTGCACCCCGGCCACGTCGCCGACCGTGCGGGCGCTGAACACCCGTGCGGCGCGGACCAGGGTCCAGCGGTTGTAGGCCTCGGGGCATTCGTCCCAGGGCAGCAGCCAGATCACGTCTGCCCGCAGCTCGGCGTCCTCAATCTGGTAGGTCCGGCGCAACTTGTCGTAGACCCGCTGTCCCCGTAGCTGGTAGCGGTGCTGGAACTGGTATGGGTCCGGCTGCCAGCTCACCACGTTGGCGGGGACCACCATCTCGCCGCCGCCATTGCGGGCGAAGGGATAGTCCCGCTCGGTGTTCCAGCTCCAGCCGCGGGTCTGGCCTTCCTTGTGAAACTCCAGCACCGTGTCCTCGGCACTGCGGGCCTCCAGCACCTGCTGATCTTCCAGGGTGCTGACGGGCTGCTCGCCGATATTGGCCAGCAGGATGTTCACCGCATCCAGCAGCGTGCTGCGGCCAGGCGTAGCGCTCTGCTTGTCGGCGCCCATCTGCTCTGCGGCGGTGCGGACCAATGCTATCGGCAGGCATGAAAAAGCCCCACCTGTGACAGTGGGGCGCACTCCGTCGTTCCCGGGCGAAGCCTAAGGCACTTCGATCACGGCGGCACATTCAGCACGGAGAATCCCCATGCCGATGGCCATCCGCGCAACAAACAGCTGCGATTGATAGACCACGTTGTAGTCGCCGCCGGGGGCGGTCATCTGCAGCTGGGGCCGGCGCAGGGTCAGTACACCCATCGCGTCCTTGTGGAAGATCAAGGCGCGGCACTTGCTCAGGTTCTGCTGATAGGCCGTGTTGCGATCGAAGGTCGTGTTGGTGTAGGCCGCCTGAGTGACGTGGTTGCTCCACATAACGGGAAGCCCCTTCACCCGGGCGATGGTGCCGCCGCCATAGGTGCCGTTGGCCGAACCCTGGTTGAAGTCGGCGTTGATCACCTTGCTGCCTTCGTTGAGGAAGTCGTACTCGTCCGGGGGGACGACCACCACCATGTCATCAACAGGCACGTCCTTCTTCTGCATGGCGACTTTGATGTCACCAATCACAGAAGCGAGCTCGTCGCCCTTGGCCTGCTTCGAGGCATTGGCATAGCCGGCGCTGAGGGTCCGGGCGGTGCCGGTGCGGCCGGCGTTGCTGGTCTTGCTCAGCGGCTCGGTGCTGCGCTTGGCCGCGGCATAGAGCACCCGCGCAACGCGAGCATCCTTCTCGCGGGCCAGGGCCTCACCCAGCTGGTGCATCATGTCCTGACGGTATTGAACGTCCTCCATGAGGTCGTCAAGGTCATAGACCGTATCGGGCGCCACCAGCAGGCCATCGAGATTGATGACCTCCTCGTTGCGATCCGAAGGCGCGTTGCTGGGGTTGGGGTTGTTGGCGTCGGTGGGAACGTTGGTGATCGGCGTGCCCGGGGTGTGATACCCAGCGGTGCGCCGGCCGGTCACCTTGAATCGAGCGCTGTGGCCGCCCCGGATGGAGCGCTCCTTGACTCGACCAGTGAATACGGTTTTGCGGTCGAAGGCGGTTAGCACCTCCGACATCCCAAGTTTGAGGAAAAGATCAAAGTTGCTGCCCGTGCCTTTGATTTGCCCAAGGCGGGACAGGGAAATAGCGGTCACTGCAATGTGTGCGGTGAGCCTCTGCTATCTCGACGGGTTTGCGATCAGGGTGTCGGCCTAAGCCGGCCTGTGCTCTGCGTGAGTGCAGACGTACTCATGCACACCTTCTACAGGAATATCGGACTGCGTGCAAACTTCGAGTCGATGTAGCGGCGATACTTCTCGTCCACCAGATACCGCTGCTTGCCGCCCCTGGTGAGCACCTGCTTGGCTTCCATCGCCTCCTCCTCGGTCTCGAACACGTCGAGGGCCGGGTTGGCCGTGCCGCCGCTGGCCATCACCAGGGCCGGCTCCTTGTCCGCCGTGGCGGCCCTGCCCTGCAGCCAGCGCACTGCTGCCCGGGCTGCTGCCGGGTTGCCGGTGTTGACCGCTTCGTTGTAGTCGGACAGCTCGGCCTCGGTGAGATTTGCCAGGGCCCACTGGCTGAGCTCAGCGAACTTGGCATCACCGCCCACCACGGCACGAATGGCCGCGGCGTCCTCATCGCTCAGGCCTGCGGCCACCTGTTCCTTGGGGGCCACAGCAGCCAGGGAGCCAGCCTCGTAGCGCGCGATCAGTGTCTCGGGCAGGCCCAGTGCCGCCGCCAGCTTGCCGCGGCGTTCGCTGGTGTCCTTGCCGGAATAGAGGTCGTTGCACCACTCCTGCAGGTCGATGCCCTGCTGCTCGGCGGCGGTGACAACGGACTCGCCCCACGCATCCACTGACTCCTCGCGGGTCATGGGAGCGGCGGGCTCCACC